GATTGGCCTCGGGCTCAACGACGTAGCTGCAACAGACATTGTAAGCGGCGGGGCGATCACGACGAGCGGCGGGGCCGTGTCGACTGTGACGAGCGTTACCAACGAGGTCACGGCGGACGTTACCAAGATTTCCGGCACAGCCGCCGCTGCGGATAAGCTCGAGGCCAATCTACAGGGCTCGATCAGTTCGACATTTACTGGCACGCCGACGACGACGAGTCTGACGGATACCGCCCTGGCTTCGCTCACGAGCGCGGACGATATCTTGATCGGGCGCGTCGTAATCGTGACGAGCGGGAACGCCATTTACGAGGCGACGCGGATCACGGATTACGCAGATACCGGCGGCGTGATGACCGTCACGGAAATGGCCGTTGCGCCGTCTGCCGGCGATTCGTACGTGATTATCTGAGGCCGCACAAATGGCAGACACGCAAAGGAGCAAAGCGGCGCTAGCGGCACTCTTCGGGGACAACACGAGCCAGCAGATCAGCCCGCAGGATTTGCGAGATTTCCTTGAGAGTGCAAGCAACACCTACGGATCGATGTATATCAGCGCCGCAACGTCGACAACCGTCGCGACGTCCGGAACGTACGTCAAGGCGCTCGGGACCACGACGAGCGTCAACCTGAATCGGGTGACGATGCCGGCTAATAATCGGTTGACGTATACGGGCACGCCGGACGTTCATGCGCACATTGCGCTGTCTGTATCATTCTCGACATCCGGCACCAATCAGACGCTTGGGCTTGCCGTCGCCAAGAATGGATCGATTCTCACGCACTCCGAGATCCGCAACAAATCAGGGGCCGCCGGCGATCTGCTATCGACCGCCCTGCATGCGGACGCGATGCTTTCGACTAATGATTATTTAGAGATATTCGTGACCAATCACAGCGGCACGACGTCGTTGAAGGTCGATTACGGATACCTGTTCTTCATGGGTATGCTCGTGTGATTCCTGTCGGAACGGCGAGCCCGTTCGCTGACGGCTTCGATGCTGGTTTCGGTTTTCTCGGCGTAACCAGGCTTGCAAACGGTATAAGCGCGCTTCCTTACGGTGATTTCTCCGGCAAGGTCGAGACGGTAATCGCGCCAACGACGCCGACCGTAGGAGCAGGCGGAGGCGCAGGCGGCGGCGCCAAGAAGCACGCACGCAGGCGCAAGGGATATCCGCGGCGCGTGATGATCGACGGCAAGCTATACCTCGTCGCCAATGCCGAGGAGGAGCGCGCCCTACTGCGACAGTGGCGCGATCGCGTAGAGCGCGAGGCGATGATGCTGGCGCTCGAGGGGGCGCCGCAGAAGAAGATCGCGAAGGCAAAGGTTCGCGTGGTGCGCGCAGAAAAGCGACTGGAGGAGGCTTCCAGCCGTGAGGACGACTGGATCGCCAAGCTGCGCGAGGAGGACGAGGAAATCTTGATGATCTGGGTGCACTGATGGCGAAGAAGGACAAGCCAGACAACAGCCCGGAAGCTATCGCGGAACGGCTCGGCGTAACGGTGGGCGAGTATCCGTTGTTGCTGCTGCAAGCCGGGCGCGCACAGATCGCGCAGTGGGAGGCCGAGATTGATGCCGGAGTTGCAGCTCCAGAGCTCTCGGAGGTGCGTGACAAGATCGCGAGGGAACGCGCTTCACTTGTCAGGCTGGAGATGGAGATCTGGCCGTATTTCTTCGCGAAGAAGAAGGCCATCGAGCACAGCACGGATCCGAATAAGCCGCTAGAGGTGGTGATCCGAAAGTATGCCAAGCCTGCCGAATGAATGGGAGCCGCGCCCGTACCAGATGGGCGCATGGTGCGCCCTCGAGGAAGGCTGCAAGCGCGCTGTAGAGGTCTGGCATAGGCGGGCCGGCAAGGATTCGCTTGGCCTGCACTGGACGACGTGCGCGGCAATGGAGCGCGTCGGGGTGTACTGGCATATGCTCCCGACGCTTTCACAGGGGCGAAAGGTCGTTTGGGACGGAATCACGAAAGAAGGCCGTCGCGTGATCGACGCATGGCCGGCCGAGCTGATCGCAAAGCAGCGAAACGACGAAATGAAACTAGAGCTTGTGAACGGCTCTATCTGGCAGGTCGTCGGCAGCGACAACTACAATAGCCTCGTCGGCGCGAATCCGATAGGGGTCGTGTTCAGCGAGTACAGCCTCGCAGATCCGGCAGCGTGGGATTTCATCCGCCCGATCCTTGCGGAGAATGGCGGGTGGGCGGTGTTCCTTTACACACCGCGAGGACGTAATCACGGCTGGGAGCTGTATAACATGGCGCGGTGCACGGAGGGATGGCACGCGGAATTGTTGACGGTGGACGATACCGGGGCGATATCTGAGGACGTGGTAAACGCGGAGCGCGCCGCCGGCATGGCCGAGGAGATGATCCAGCAGGAGTTTTACTGCTCCTTCGAGGCGCCGATGTTCGGTGCTTACTACGCAGCCGAGATGATGAAGGCGGAGGAGGAAGGGCGGATCTCCGGCGTCGCGCACGATCCGGCCATAAAGGTCGAGACATGGTGGGATCTCGGGATTGGCGACAGTACCGCGATCTGGTTCGCGCAGCGGGTCGGGAAGGAAGTGCACCTAATCGACTATTACGAGGCGAGCGGCGAGGGGCTGGCGCACTATGCCGGGATCCTCCAGTCGCGAGGCTATGTGTACGGCGACCACTGGCTGCCGCATGACGCCAAGGCGCGCGAGCTTGGAACAGGCAAGACGCGGGAGGAGACGCTTAGATCGCTCGGGCTGAAGGGGCAGATCGTGAAGGATCATCGCGTCGAGGACCGGATCGAGGCTACCAGAAACATGCTTTCGCGGTGCTGGTTCGATGCGAATCGTTGCGCTCGAGGGATCGAGGCGCTTCGCCAGTACCGAAAAGAGTATGACGAGAAGAACAAGACATTCCGCACCCGCCCCGTGCACGATTGGGCGAGCCACGGAGCGGATGCCTTTGGGTATGGCGCTATGACGAAGCCACGCGAGCGCAAGTGGGAGCCGATCGAGTACGACAATAGGTGGATCGTATGAACTACGAGGAAAAGCGGACCTTGATGGAGACGCAGCGGCGCGTCGATCGGCTCTATAGCGCGCTGGACGCAATCAGGGTGCAGATCGAGAGCATCAACGAGGAACTTCGCCGCCGTCGTGGCGGGCGTCCGAGGAAGGAAGGCAATGGCCAAGCGTCGGCTCTCTGACGAAGAAATCGCAAGCATCTGCAACTCCGAGGTCGAGTCCGCCTCGGGAACGTGGCACGGGGAGCTTGCGGACGAGCGCGCGACCGCGATGGACTACTACCTTGGCGAGCCGTACGGCGATGAAATCGACGGCCGGAGCCAGGTTGTCACGCGCGAGGTTTACGAGACCGTGCAGGGGATCATGCCGGATCTCGTTCGCATCTTCGCCGACGCGGACAATATGGTTGAGTTCGATCCGGTCGGCCCGGAGGACGAAGAAGCAGCGCGGCAGGAATCGGATCGCGTCTCACACTGTTTCTGGAAGGATAACCGCGGATTTTACCTCGTCTATTCGTTTTGTTCCGATGCGTTGCTGTCGAAGAACGGGATCCTCAAGGTATGGGTGGATTCATCGAGGCCGGTCGAACGCGAAGAGTATGAGCAGCTCACCGAGGAGGAACTTCTATACCTGTTATCGGACGACTCGGTCGATCGCGAGGTCGTGGAGTACGAGGCGATGCCGGACGGCACTCACCACGTAGTATTCAAGACCACGACTGACCGAAAGCGCGTGATGATCGACACGGTTCCGCCCGAGGAGTTCGGCATTGCGCGGGATGCGAATTCGCCTTATGTCGAGGATGCGCGATTCTGCTATCACCGCACGAAAAAGCAGCACCTCGAGCTAATCGCGGAAGGATTCACCGAGGATCAGCTCGCCTCGATCCCGTATGACGAGGATTCATGGACCGAGGAACGGCTAGCGCGCCGGCATCTTTCGGATGAGCAGAATTTCCAGTCCGGCACGGATCCCAGCCAGCGGATGTACTGGATCACCGAGTGCTATATCCGCATCGACCGCGGGGACGGCCCGGAGATCCTTCAGGTCATGCTCGGATCCGGTGGCGACATCGGCGGCGGCACGCTCTTGTCCGTCGAGCCGGTCGACTTCATCCCGTTCGCGAACGCGAGCCCGATCCTCCTGACCCACAAGTTTTTCGGTCTCTCGATCGCAGACTGCGTGCTGGACATCCAGCGGATCACGTCGACGCTCGTCCGGCAGATGCTCGACAATACGTACCTCGCGAACAACCAGCGCACGGCGATTAACGAGCTGGTCAACGTGGACGATCTGCTTACCTCTCGCCCTGGCGGCGTCGTTCGCGTCAGCGGTGAGGCACCGCCAAGTGCTGCGCTTACTCCTATCCCGACGCAGGCGCTTCCGCGCGATTCCTACCAGTTGATCGAGTGGTTCGAGGGCCAGCGCAAGGATCGCACCGGCAGCGGCGACGACGTGCCCGGGCTCGATGCGAAGTCGCTCGCGAACATCAATTCAGGCGTCGCCGCTATCGCTTTCGACCGTGCCCGCGCCCGGATCGAGCTGATTGCCCGCATCCTAGCGGAAGTTGGCTTCCGTCCGTTGTTCCGCATGGTTCACGAGCTGTTGCAGAAGCACCAGGACAAGCAAGAGGTCGTCCGCATCCGCGGAAATTGGGTCCAGATCAACCCTTCCGAGTGGCGCGAGCGCGAGAACATGACCGTTCGCGTGGGGCTCGGCATTGCGTCGCGTGAGCGGCGCTTGATGGGCCTCGAGGCCATCGGGAAGTATCAGCAGACGCTGATCCAGGGCGGCGCGATGGGCGCGCTGATATTGCCGAAACACATCTACAACACAGCGGCGAAGTTCGCTGACGAGTGGGGCTTCGAGGCGTCCGACTTCTTCCAGGATCCGGCCCAGCTTCCGCCGCAGCAGCCGAAGGGGCCGAGTCCTGCCGATCAGGCGATGATGCTAAGCGCGCAGGCGCAGGTAATGGCCGCGCAGGCGCAGAGCGAGCGCGCGAAGGTCGAGGCGATGAAGGCTCAATCCGCGGAGCGTCTG